ACGTATCGTAAATATATCCGTTAGCGCCAGCAGCAACATATACTTGTGTGTTGTTATTAGATAAATTTACTTGCCCTGTTCCAGCAATTGAACCTAAATATGTCGGATGCCAGCTTGTATCTACACGATATAGCCCATTCCCAGAAACGACGTAGCCATAATTGCCATACGCCCATAGACCTCTAATAGGCCCAGATCCTACGTTAGCAAGAAATCGAAGCCCCGGCGCGCGTTGTAGCCACGCCGCCTCTTTACCGCCTTCAGGTATAATCTCAGGGTAAAGATTAATCATACGGGCGTCAGCCGCGTTAGGGCTACGCGTAACGTATGATGAGCCGAGGATAGGCGTCTTCATTAATAATTGCCAGCATAAATGTTAAAGCGCTGACGACGCTGCATCATGCTGTAAGGCAGAGCCATTACGTCGTCAGGATTATTGACGCGCTTCAGATCGCGTTTTGACGCCATAGCAATACGGCTAACTGTAGGCGGCGGTTCGACACCAAACTCCGGCGCGATCTCGCAAGCAAGATTATACCTAAAGGCTCGTAAATACCCCGGCGGAAATAACAATGGTGTTGCTAATGTCGCAGGTATATCAAGCGTAGATACAGAGATAAAATGCCATTCCAACACGCGTGTCGGAACCGGATAAATGCTCATCGTAATGTTAGGGTATGTCATGTTGACAAAAATGACCTGCGGATAAGTGCTGGTCACTGTTTTGACGGCAATACCATCATATTGTTGTTGATTAATAAGTTTAATGCCAAACGAAACGTTTGTTGACGGATCTCTAAAATATGTCGCGTCATCTAACCGAATTGGACGATTACCAACAAAATCACCGGTAGGCCCAAGTGTCTGAACACAAAAGTTTGGCGTCCAAAGAAATGTCTGATCTTGCGTGCAAAAAACAGATAGACGCTCGGTATTCCAAGAATCTATCATCTGATTTAGTGCTGTCAGGGAATCATTAGCTGTCTCTGAAGAAGGCGTTTCACCTTCAGCCAGCATCCCTATCAGTCTCAAGGCCCCGCAGATCTGGTCGTATGCTGTTGTCATCGTCTACCTTTGGTCTGCGTCCACGCCGCAAAACTATAGCATTGGTCGGTTCTTCAGTCACCTCAGTAGGGTTAAATAGTTCCCATCCTCGCTCTTCGTCATGCGTCACTTCCATATCAGAGGTGGCAACTTTGACGCCGTGCTTTGGGTGTCGAAGATAAAAAACAGCCATAAAAACTCCTATGGGAGGGCCAGGCGACCCGTAGGTCGCCCGTGGTATTAGTATTAAGATGCTACTAGCGGAATTGAGAACCACTGAGCTGCACTATAGGCCACAAACATAACTGAGGTTTTAGCAGCCATAGAATATGCAGTGCCAGAAGTCACAGCATTAATAGCCGCGCTGTTACCGTCATTAGCTGAGTAAACTTTAAGGATAGCGTTAGCCGTATCATCATTTTTTATGATGACAACAAGACCTGCAACGCCTGTTGGCAATGCAACGCCTTTAGTTCCGTCAGCAGCCGTAACCCAGCTAAAACCAGCGCCAAGAGCGGTAGCTGTAGCTTGGTTTGTGCCTGCTGCGGCTGGTTTAGCAACAGCAAGATTTAACGTAGACGCCGTAACAGCGCCTGTGATTGTTGCGCCTGTGACCGTTGGGTTTGTAATGACAGCGCCGTCGATAGTCGTGCCGCTTACAAGCTGTGGATCAGAGTAGGCAACACCAATCGGTTTGGTATTGACCATTTTAATCTCCTAAAAGAGAAGAATGGGCTGACGCCCACTCTATTAGCCGATGCGATAGCAAGACCAAGCCGCTGATGCTGTGCGCGCAAAGCGGAAAAGTGCTGAACTAGCCGCTGCCGCCGAAGCGTTACCAACAGCAAGATAGACGTTGCCGACAAAAGTAATACCTGTGCCTGCAACCAAGTTAGCGACATCGCCACCTGTCGTGGAGATATTGATAAGCGCCACATCGAACGTGCTGCCGATCTTAGCGTTTGTCAGCAATGCGTCGATCTGCGCGCCAGTTGGCGTCGTGATTGCCGTAGCGCCAGCGCCGCCACTGTTGATCGTGATGATGTTAGCGGTAAGCTGTGCAGCGGTAAGCGTGTTTGACGCGCCTGTCAGAGCTGTAACTGTGCCCTGGTCGCCAATTGTTACTTCGTTAAGGTTGCCATCGCCTAACTGATAGCCACCACCGACTGAAGGAAGTGCCATGTGATTTAACTCCTAAAATGGAAGAAAGAAGGGGCTTTCGCCCCCTCTCATTAGCCCCAAAGACGAGCAGCCATTACTGGACGGATCGCGCTGTAGCCATACAACACGTCGATACGGCAAGGCATACGGTCATTGTTGATGTCGTATTGACGAACAATACGCAACGAAATGCCGTTGTGAACCTGACGCGAAGCCATATCTACACCCTGTGGAAGGAGAAGATCGGCAGTCGCGAAAGAGATCGCGTCTTTGTGATGGATAAGGTTCTGTGGATACGTCGTCGAAGCAGCGCCGAGGAACGTAACTGTCGCACCTGACTGCGGGAAGCTGTCAACAGTAGCGAGAGCGTTTGACGACGTATAGATCGCAGGAGAGATCGCTACGTTCGAGTAAGTTCCCGAAGATGCTGTGTTGGCCGTCGTCACAACAAATTGCTGAAGCGAACCGGTCGATTCACGCGTCTGTGGGTTGACAGCGTAGACGTTAGCGATGGTGAACACGTCACCAACAGCAAGCGTCTGACTGCCTGTGCCCGTCAGCGTGATCGTGGACTGACCTTGTGTTGCAACAGTGGTCGTTACCGTGATCGTGCCGGAGCGTGAGCCAGTCGTGAACTGACGGATCGACTGCGTCATGTTCAGCTCGTCGTAGCCAAGGATACCTTCACCCATCAAGCCGTTTTTGAACTGCTTGCTGATGGTATCAACTGGATTAAACAAGCCTTTCATGCCTTCGATCAGACCAGCGTTAGCGGCTGGGTTGACGGCGACATAACGCTGAGACATTGGCGTAGCGAACTCGTTCAGCTTCTGGTTGCCCTGAAGAAGAACAAGCGACGTAGCAGGCGTCGTGCCCGGCGTGCCAACAGAGTTATAGATCTGCTGATAAGCGTTAGCGACGTCAGCGTCGATGCTGGAAGCAAGCTGAGAAATACGTGGCTTAAGCACGCGTTCAGCAAAGTCGTCCAACTGCATGGTCAGTTCGGCAGACGTAAAGTTCACGCCGATGTGCTTCTGTGAAGAAACAGTCAAGGTCGTATACTGCTCGTTGTCGTCCTGAACCTGAAGAGCAGCGCCGTCCGTGACCAAAGCGCGGTCAGGAAGACGGATACGGAGGGTCGAACCGATCTTAGCGCCTTCGACGGCAAAGCTGTCGTCATACTGGCGGTTGACAGTGCGAGTGATTACAAGATTATTCTCCAGAATTTCCAGAGCCTTTCTTGTAATCATATCAATTGTTAAGAGTGAATTGCTCATTTTATGTCACCTATCTGCGACGTTGAGCCTCCAGCTTCCTAAGTTGCCTCTGTCTATCCGCTTCAATCCACTCAGATGTAGACATTGATTTCATCGACCGAGGGTCAGTTGTATCATATGTCGGGCCACCAGACGAACGCGGAGCAACAGGAGCAATAGGGGCCGGGGCAGATGAAGTTCTCTTGACCGGCGGATCTGAAGCTAACTTAGCCTCAAGTTTACCGATCTCCCGTGCCTGCAAGACAGGCGGCAATCTGGAAATCCGATGGGCTTCTTTTGGGTTAGACCCAAGGTGATAAATCACATCGGGGCCAATATCAGAAGCCTGTATGGCTTGAGCCATCACATCCGTCACAGGAAGATTCGGGTTATACGCGACTTGTTCAAAGTCGTCATACTTAGACCGAGCGTCTTCCTCACGGTCGTGATAAGCGTCAAGTAGAGCTGCCTGCTGCTTTGCGGCCTCACGTTGTGCCAGCATCTCTTGAGCCTTACGCTCGGCCAATGCTTCTGCATAGACCTGTGCGTTCTCAAAATCATCTGGCGCAGGTGGAGGTGCGACCGGCTGTCTAGCCTGTTGCTCCGCAAGCCGTTGGGCTTGCTCTCTTTCCCATTTGCGCTGTTCTCTTGCAAGGCGTTTTCCAACAATAGCGTCCAACTCTTCTTGAGAGAACGATTTTGTGGTTTGTTCCTCCGGCGTCATATCAGCGGGTGCAGGTGCTGCCGTAGCTTCCTGTTCCGGCGCGGGGCTGATCTCCGCTACAGCCTGTTCTTCATCAGACATTTCTTACCTAGCTTTCCGGCCAGTCGGTTAATGTGTAGTATTACTGTTCTTCGGGCTTATCGTCAACTTGCTTTGCGACCTGCTCTCTAATCTTAGGAATCAAGTCCATAACTTCGGCATATGGGCGGCCAGCTAAAGCATTTATAACGACATTCCATTCTTGTATTGTTAAATCAACTTTCATTAGTTACTCCAAGGAAGCTGTGGTCTAATGACCGGCGGGTTAATCTGATCCTCAATCTGTTGGTCAAGCGAAGCGACTTGTGCAGCTAATGTCTCTTTACCCATCGCATCTTCAAGCCAGCCGATAACCTGCGCTTCAGTCAGATCAGCATAGGCTGTGAATGGAGCGTCTGGATCTAGCGTTACGGATTGGCTTCCGTAAATATCAGCGTTATGCGTTCCGTCTGTCGCTTGTCTGCGCCAGTGAATTGTGAACACTACGTCCGTGTGGTTATCTTGCTGTGGATAGCACTCTAATTGGCTGATTACCCAAGTGTATGTATTTGCCATTGTTGATCCTTACGCGGCTGTTGTCACGTTTGTCCAAGTGGTGCTACCGTTCGTGTTCACATACAATCGCGTAGACGTAGATGAGCCATCGCTGCGAATATAAATTGATCCTTGCGCCGCTGAGACAGTCGGAGCGCCTGAGCCATAGTAAATGCCAAAGCCTGCGGTAGTGCCAAATACCAAACGCGCAGAGGTTGAGCCGCCAGCGGGTGTGGCTGTGCTTGCGCAAACATTTAATACGCCATTACTGTTTAATATTGCTAAAGATGAACTTGTGCCAACTTTATACCCAATATTCCAGCTACCCGATGAATAATCGTTTAGCCACACATTATCGGCGTTATTAGTCGGACTCCAAGAATAGTAAATTGAGCAAATACTATCATTAGCAGAACGTGGGCCAAAATATGCTGTGTTATAAACGCTGGCTTGTAATGCTACATATGAAACACCAACTACTGAACAAAAATGGCCGTATGAACTTGGGCTAGTTGTTCCGATACCTACGTAACCGCTGCTGTCGATGCGCATACGCTCTGTTGAAGAAGAGCCTGTTGCAAACGCTATTGTATTAGACGATCCGGCTCCGTATATCTGCCAGTTCACTGTTCCATTGCTAAGGCAAAATAACCCATTATAGTTTGCGCCAGAGGTATTAGCAGCGTTTAATTTGATATTTGCAGCATATGCTGCTCCACTGTAATCATTGCTAAAATATAAAGAACAGTCGGCTGTGGTGTTACTGTGAATTTCAAGTTTATTGGCTGGCGAAGTTGTCCCGATACCCAAATTTGACCCATCAAAATACAAACCTGATGATGAACTAAACGCACTCGTCCCATTCCCATACGGTATATATCCAGCCGTTAAACTGGTAAGGCCAGTGCCGCCCGACCCAACAGCCAGAGGCGTCGTGGTCAGCGTCAAGCTGGCGGCAGAGACTGAGCGGCCTGCGGTTAGGTTAGCTACGGAAACTTGGTCTGTCGTGGCCGACTGAACAATCGGAAGAATCTCCGTGCCAGTAAGTGGAGTCGTGGCAGACGGAAGCGCGGAGATCTTTACATCGGTCATTTAATCAGTCCTTAGAAGGATGATACTTTATCTTGGAAAGCCTTGATGCGCGCTTCTAAAGCCGCGCGGTCGTTAGCAAGTTTGGCCGCCAAATCAGCCAAAGCATCTTCGCGGTCGCTAACGCTATTTTCACGCTGAGAAACAGCATTTTCAGCCGTTTTAAGAGCGGCATTTCGAGCTTGTGATGTAGCTTCAAAAGCAGTCTCGCGCTGAGAAATAACCTTCTCGCGAATGTCCAAATCAGCTTTTAACTTGTCTGCATCAGCCTGTTTAGCTTGTGCGGAAGCTATAATATCCGCTGCCTGCGCTTGTGCGTCAGCTAACTCAGTCTTAGCTTTTTCACGATCAGCAATAGCGTCTTGAGCTGCGCTTAATGCACCCTGGCGGACCGCCAGTTCATCTTTAAGCGCCGCCATTTTGGCGAGATCTTGAGGAAACTGTTTGGTAAAGTAGTCAACATAGTCAACTGACGGATTGTCATTAGAGATGTTCATAACAGCCTCAAACGTAATAGCTGACGTTGACGATAGCACCGGCAGTCTGTGCAATAAATTGAATCTTGGACAGATCCCCGTCATATTGAAGTGTAACGCCTGCGGCTAAAGGCATACCTACTGTAGCCGTAGGAGCTGTTCCGTCATCGCGCCATCTGACAGCCTGTGTTTCAGGAGTAATCAGCGCAAAATTAGCCTTTACGTTCAGCCCTGAAACAGGGTCTTTAGTTGGAACGGTCAAATTTACCGCAGAGCTGGTAGAAGTGATCTGCTGATACCCCAAGCATGAGGTAATAGCTTTAATGTTTGTAGCCACTCAGAATCTCCTCCGCTCCGTAAATGATCGAAGCTCAACAAGATATTGACTCGTATTTATAGCCGAACCCGACGTAATGTTAGCACTTGCGCCAACAATTGAATAGCTGCCTTGTAACACAAAAAGATTACGCCCGTAAGATATATTCGTTGTGTAACCTGTCAAGCTATACGCGCCGTATATAGGAGCTAAATAATAACCTTTTGATATTTTAACAGAATATCCTGTTATTGTATACGAGCCATTATTTGCTGTTATTAATTTACTTTTTAAAATGACCGCTGTTTTTCCTGTGACATTGTAAGAACCATTATTCGCGACAATTAAGTTGCCTCGCAAAAGCGTAGCTGACTGTCCTACAACAGCATAAGACCCGTAGTTAGATGTTATTAACTTGCTTTTTAGTATGTTTGCGGTTTGTCCTGTGATGCTATACGAGCCATTATTCGCCGTTATTAATTTACTTCTTAATATGACCGCTGTTTTGCCTGTAACGGCATAAGACCCATAATTAGATGTAAGAACACGGCCTTTAATAAAATTAATTGATTGACCAGTTACGTTATAAGAACCGTAACTAGCTGATATTGATTTAGTTTTTAATAATGTAGCTGATTGGCCTGTAATGCTATAAGTGCCATTGTTGGCTATCGTAAGATATACAACAACGGCAATTATGTAACTGCCAGATTCTGTAGTAAGGTTATTGCCACTTTCCGTTAAAAGTAGCCTGTTATCTGACATATCATTAGGTCGCCTGGAACACGCCATTTGTAGCGTCAAGCGTTACAGTGACTGTTTCTCCGGCGGCGACTGTCTGACTAGAGCCATAATCCCAATACGCAACAGGCGTGCTAGTCGTCGAATCCCACATAATAGCGTATCTAAACGTAAATCCAGCACCTGTAGCTGTCCATGTAGCAGGGCTTGCAAGCACTAACTTATAAGTGCCACTTGTCTGAGCGTGCGATGATACTGTCGCAGCATTACCGCCAGCCGTATAGCCATTACCTGTGGCAAGATCAGACGTGCCCGGCGTAAATGTCGTATCCGCTGCGTTAACAGTTGCCGCAAGCGCTATTTTCCATGAATCTGAGCCAGAATTGATACCCTCTAACAAAGGCGCAATAGCGGCTGTGTATTTATTATACGTTGCAGTAGGCATCGTTACCTCACGCCAAGAATTTGAGCTTGTAGAGAGTAGACAAATACAAGCCTACGATCTCGTCTATGATGTTCTGAAGGGCTGTATCCGACTCGTCACAGACCTTAAAACGGTTATCTTCGATGTCTTTTAGCGAATCTTCCAAAAACTCTACCACATTTGTGGTCTTTTTGGCAGACATTAGCGAAATCGGGCCAATCAACCCATGCCGACCTTGATAGGCTTCCGCAAAATCATCGGCACGGTCAATAATCTTATCATAGAACTTGTTCAATGCCTTATGTTTAGCATAAGACCGTGTGTTCAGATGGACGCTATGCGTCACATCTCGCGCTAAAAACAAATGCCCTACAAAATCCGCCGCTTTCATACGCCTAATTCACCTTGTTCGGGGTTTCTAGCCTGCGTCCCGCGCACAATATCGCCTGTGTCCATAGCCGCAGCGACGGTTCCAAGCACTATATCCTGAATTTGCTCCGGTGTCATGTTAGCGGCAGTAGCTTGAATACGCTTTGTTTCGGCGTCAAAAGCCTTAATTTGCGTGTTTTGCTCGTCAATCTTCAGTTTCTGCATATCATAGCTATTTTGCAGTTGCTGAATCATCTGAGTCGTCTGTTCCATCTGATTTGCCATATCATTCATCTGTTGACGCATAATCTGCGCCTCTGGCGACTCATCAGTATTCTGAAGAACCTTTGGATCAAGCATTTTCTGGAAGCGTTTAGCCATTTCAGCCGAACCAGGCCAATCCATATTCTCTACAAATAGATCGCCAGCAACCGACCAAAGCGCTGGATTGGTCTGAAGGATCTGGCCCATCATGTCCATAGCCTCCTGCTTGCGGGTCATATAGCTAGGCCCGCTGGAGACTTGCACATCATATGTGCCAACGTTTGGATTGTAGATCTTTTCAATCTCAATACCGTTGACGTCTCTGATTGACCGAATCGCTTCTGGCTGTTGTGGGTTGATTTTAGCCATCCCAACTTCGCCATCTGGCTTAATAATTCGAGCCACGCGCTGCGTGTCATAAATCTTAGGAATCAGATCTACGAGTTGTCTTGTGACATATTTGACAGCGCGGGAAAGATTATCGACGTAGTGGTAAGTAGACGTGTCGCCTTGCCGCTCCCGCGCAAGAATAGCACGACCCGTTCGTTCGTTGCTTGTCGCGCCAATTGAACTATCATACTGACCCGTGGTCGCTTTGATGTCCTCGCCCGCACCGCTCTTAGCCTGTATAAGCCCGATCTGAGCTTCTGGTGGAGAAGAGCGAGTCGGTAAGGGGAGAGGATTTCCTGCTCCGTCCGTGACATCTGGATTGACCTCCAGATACGGCCAATTGTTTGTATTGGCCGTCTTCCAATTCATCTCATAGCCCTCAAATTGACCGCCATAGCCAATAAAAGGAGCTTTTGGAGCCAGTGCCAGCATTTCTGCTTCTTGGCTGACCCAATAGTTATACATGCGTTGTGCGTCTTTAGCATTACGCACTAGACCGCTTATGAAAATAGATCCTTCGACCTCAAACTCATTGCCGATCACGCGAATGACAGGAATATATTTACCCGCCCAGTCGCGCTCTTCTAACACCTCAAAGCCGTTTGTTTTGAGCCATTTTACACGCGTTCTATCTACTTCGCGTGACCGCAGCGGTTTGCCAAACTGCATCTTCAGCATTTTGTCTTCAGGCGAATTATTAAACGCCGTGACATTGCCGGGGTATAGATTCAGCTTTTCTTTTTTATGCTCTTTATAAAAATACTCAGCAATGCGGATCGTATCCTGCTTGATCCACATGCCTTTGGCTTCGTTACCTACGCCTTGCGTCATCATCGTCGAGATGGGCGTTGCGTCAGGAAACAGTCGCTCGTATTCTTTCTTTTCTATATCCTCAACAATAAAGCACCACTCGGCGTCCTGGCCGCATGGGTCTTGAATTGTCGGGTCCATATAGACGCTAAAGCTGTTGCGGATGCGTCCGATCTTAATGTCTTGATCGAACGAGTTTTCGCCCACATACTCCGTATAAAGCCGTATGTAGCCCTCACCGTAGATGACCTGGTTGTCGCAGGCGGTGTCATAGGCCACGTCAGCGTCTGACATATACTCAATATGCCGCACGATACCGTCGAATATTTCAGCGACCAGCGGATCAGCGTTCTCATCGGCTGGTATAACCCGCCCCGTTGGGCGATTCTGTCGCTGTTCGTTCGTCACCAGACGGACGTGCTGCGGCAGCTTGTTGACCGTTAGACACGGTCTAGCGTTGATCGTTTGTCCTTGCACCGACCCGCGGGTCGCCAGCACGTCAGCAGGCCATTGCCACTGATTGTCTGGCGAGCCAGCCATAAAGCGTAGGTCATCGACCTCGTCGTCACGCGACTCAGAGTAAGCCGACAGCGCCATCTCAAATCGATGGAGCATCTGCGAGATGCGTTCTTTATCGTCCGCTTCGGCTACTTTACCCGCGCCTACAACGTCGTCGTGTGCAAATGACGGCATTAGCAGCCCTTGAGATTACGAAGGACGTGTGGCTTGTCGTGCTTTGGGTTAATCTCACCCGTCAAATGTGGGTGGTGCGTTGGGCTATTACGTTCAGCAAGAAGCGTTTTAGGCACTGGTTTACCTTTCATGCCCGCGCCAGCGTGTGGCTCGCGAGGCTCACGCTTTTCGATTTTCATCGCTGCTTTCTTAGCGTAGCTCATTTCATTTTTCCTTTTTTGGACGCGGCTTTGCGCTTAACTGAATACGCGATTGCAACACTCTGTTTTACAGGTTTCCCTGCTTCAATCTCAGCCTTTACGTTTTTTCTAAAACTCGTCTTGCTGGTCGATTTCTTGAGCGGCACTGACGCCTCCATCTATTGGTAATGCAGCACCCTTAAGGTGCGATCCTTTACGGCCATGATGTGAGCCATAATTGTGACTTGTCGCGCATACAAAGCCACCCATGTTGTTATAGACAGCCTTTGCACTACGCGCATGTTTAGGTGGTTTAGCGCCCTTACCCTTACCGCCATGAATACGCTCGGCCTCTGCGCCCATTTTAGCGTTAGGCATACCGCCTTTAGTCGCGTTGACTTTTTTGCCGTTGCCGATCATCACGTCACCGTGTGAAGAAGTGCAAAATTCAGCACCAGAGACTCGCTATATGCGTTGTTGGTGCTGTTCTTAATAACTATCGTAAACGACCCATCAGATATAGCGCCCACAAATACATTGTAAGCTCCCAACGTGCCGCCCGATGATACGCTGCACGTTACCACATCTTTTGACGACACGCTTGAGTTTGTTACTGTGAACACCGCTTGGGCGCTTGGCGCAAGCTGCGAGTTAGCCGTTGTGATCTGTCCTGACGAGGAATTGACTGTCACGCCGGTCGTTTTATTGTTTTGCTGCGTTACAGTGCCATAAGCGCCTGCTGCGTAGCCAATCTGACCAGTCGTCAAGATATTAGCGGCCTGCACGGTCGTCGCGCCGATGATGTTTTGATCCTCATAGGCGACGCCAATAGGCTTAGTGTTTGCCACAGTTCCACCTTTTCATACTAGCTTTAGCGCGGTCAGCGTTCTTCGACTTAGCGACGACGCCGCCCATACGCGCACAAAAACTAGCCTTACGGCCTTTATCAGCCTCAGTCTTAGGATTAGGTGCCGGAGCCTTTAACTTGCTGCCCGTAGCAGCATTATACTTAGCACGACCTTTAGCAGTCAGACCAGCGCCCGCTTTTGTCGATAGCTTCTCGCCACGACCTACAGCTAAAGATACAGATTTCTTAGCCATCAAGAGGCCATCCATCCAGATGATGCGGAGCCTTGACCATAGCTGACGCGCCGCGTTTGGTCAACGCGCGCCTCGCGGTGTGCGACGGGGAAAGCGAAAGTAACGGCTATCGCGTCCGCAGCGTCTGGGGAGGCTAGCCCCCTCGACTTCATGTCCTTCTTCGACTCCAAGAAAATCGTCCCTTTCGAGTCCGGCTTCATCATCGGTCCAGTCAGGTCCGACTTCAAATATCTGTCCTTTTGTATGCTCGCGCTCTTCAGCCATTCCTTCATCGTCCCCCACATCTCTGCACGCTTATTACCATACATGATGGGCTTGTTGCTTTTATTGCCGAAGTTCACCCCTCGCACCTTGTAGCGTTGCTCCTTTAGCCGGTCCACGATCCCTGCGCCGAGTCCGCCCTCGTCGATCACGACCAGTGCAGGCTTATACTCCTCGATCACGTCGATGATATGCCCGACCACTGTCATGGTGTCGTCGCCGCGATACCGTTTGATAGCTACCATGTCGCGTCCTTGTCGTATTGCGATGACAGTCGCGTCAGCACCGAACCGCGCCGGATCTACTCCGACGACAATGGGCGCAGTCTGGTCGAGCCATCGCGCTCTTTCCATTGCGTCATCGACCAGTGAATTGGAGATAAACTGATCGTCCGAGGCGTTAGGGAATTGTCCATAGACTTCGACGTGGGCTTGGGTTGAGTCGGGGCCATATTCGTCAATGATTTGCTGGTAGACGGCCTTATCTGTCCCTTCGACAGATCGGGCATCGACAATCTTATTTCTCCAAAAGTCTCGTTTGGAGTTAAAACACTCATAAAAGTAGCCAGAGTTACGACGGGGGTTGCTAAAGCACAACCAAAACCTATTAGGGGTATTTTCCGTAAAAAAGCCCGCTGCCACTGCCCATATCGTATCATCAATACCGCTCGCCTCATCAAACACCAGCATCACGCCCGCGAAGTTATGCACCCCAGCGTAGCTGTCTGGATTCTCAGCCGACCACAGCCGCCCCTCGACGCCCCAATAGCGCGTGCCCATCTTCAGGTCGCGCTCGACCAGTTCCGAGATCCACTTCGCCGGTAGCACCCGCGTCGCGCTCACCTCGAACCAGTGACTGTGAAGTGACATACTCAGCCACTTCGTGATCTCGGCCCAGGTGACGCTGCGGAGCTGCGCCTCGGAATTAGCCGACACGATGGTCGTCGAGCCGATCCGTGTGGTCAGCATCCAGATCACTAACCATGAGACTAAGGCAGATTTACCGATGCCGCGCCCCGAAGACGTCGCCATCCTAAAAGTCTCAAAGTCTACCCGACCGCCGTTTGCTTTGATGTGTTCGCGCAGCTCAACTAAGACCTCTAGCTGCCATCGACGCGGCCCCTCAAAATGCTCAAGAGGCGTCCCTGGCTTCCCCCACGGAAACGCCAGCCTCACGAACGACAGCGGGTCGTTCTTTATTTGCGGCGACCATAAGGTCGCCATAAGACGCTGTTCCTCCTCCGGGGAGTATATTGGCACTTGCATCTATTATCTGCCCTTCAATGACCCGTTGCTGCGCCTCTTGTAACGCCGCCGTAATAGAGATCGTCTGGTTGACCTCGACACTGACCGCTTGTTTGGCAACCCAACCATGCACATGCTTTAAAATATCAAGCGCAGCTTTTGCATCGCCTGCCAGCGCCGCGTCTCTTAAAACGCCCGCCATTTCCATCTCGCCGTCAGCGCGTCCTTTGGTTTCGTAATACTCTGCGATCGGATCGAGTTGGATAAGCCGACGATACTCGACTGGCATCATATCACAGGCCAACGCCAGTGCGTCGCCTTTTAACCCCCGCCGCGCCGCTTCATAGATCTGACCGAGCCGTTGCTCCGTCGCTTCGATCTTGCGCGGCTCATAAGGTAGCGATTGGAATGTCATTGCAACAAAATATATGACGGGGTGCTTTTTAGCAAATAAAAAAAATTTTCGTGCAGTCCCTTCGTAAACCTTTAAGGGATGGTCAAGGCCCAGACCCCCTCCCCCAAATGTCAACTACCAGCTCAATGTAAACAAATGTCAACTTAACTTAGAATGTAAACTTAAAGTAAAATGTTAAGTCAAATGTCAACAAGAGTTGGGTGATTGTTGGGTGATATGGGTTGTTTGGGTGATAGGTTTTAAGTCGCTGAATGACTTTTCTACAGTCGCCCACGTTCAAGACCTATTTGACTTATATCAATTATTATATATTTTTTATTTTTTATCTAATAATAATAACACAAACAACCCAAAGCTATGAATTATGGGCATTATATGAGCCTGGCTTACAACCCATTGCTCGACCAAGCCACAACCCAAACAACCCAGAAAAATCACCCATAAAAACAAAAGTGAAAATTTATGCAAGAAAATACTTTACATCTGTGAATAATTGCGCTAAAGATAATCTTACAGACAAACGAGGGGGAAAAAATCATGACACTAACCGAGTTTTTTAATTCAGCCTGCGTCGCAATGGGCGTCGTCATGCTAATGGTCGCGGCAATTGCGGCGCCTTTCATTCTGTTCAGATAAGGGGAAAGACAATGAATACTTACAACATCGAATACACAGACACATTTGGCGGCGAATCAAACTACTCATGGGTGCGACGCGCAACTGTGACCATGCCGGAGCTAACGCATTATGGCTACGATGGCGGCACAAACTATTGCAAAGCCAATAAAGTCTATCAGCGCGAGCTGATGAAGAAAGCAAAAGCGGCCGTAGGCATAACCGGCGCGCGCGGCCGCGTCGAGAACTATGGCGACACGATAGACTTCCGGCCCTACGGTTGCTGCACGGTCTTATTTATCACTGTCGAATACTGAGGGAGAGAGATCATGGAAGCCAAACTAGAAAAGCTATTGCGCTATCATCGCCAGCGTGTGTTCGACGACATAACCGGAGATTTACACGAGCGCGCGTTAAGGCGTCTAAAGCGGACGCGCACATTCAAAGATATGTGCGAGCGCCGCCAAGACGCGACGCGTCACAGATCATCCGAGCGCCTATTGCGCGCATATGCCTAATGGAGAGAAATCATGTCTTACAATGGTTGGACGAATCACGCGACATGGCGCGTCAATTTAGAAATGTTTGACGGTTATGATCCATATGACTGCGGGCATAGCTCCGACGTCGAGGCGTATGACTTAGGTCTGAGTCTTAAAGAAATGGCCGAAGAATCATTAGAGGCGCAAACAGGCGACGCAATGAGCCTAGCCTTCTCATACGCAATGGCTTTTCTTGTTGACGTCAATTGGACAGAGATAGCGCAACATATGATCGACAACTATGGGGAGAGAGCAGCATGAGAACTCTTTCAGACATTAAACAGGCTCTTCGTGACAAATACGCATGGCCTGGCGGCTACCCATTATATCTTATTTGTGCTGATGGAGAGGCGCTTTCAATTGATTCGGCGCGCGCTAATTGGCGCGAGATTTGTTCAGCCCATATGCGAAATGGCGACAAACAATGGCAGATAGTTGGAATCGCAATCAATTACGAAGATCCCGATCTTTATTGCGCGCATAGCGGCGCGCGCATCGAAAGCGCATATGCAGAGGAGGACGCAGCATGACAAACTATTATTTCGCAGGACGCGCGCAAGAATACGCGCCCTTTATAGATTACGACATAATCACGGATGATCCAAACGTATATTACGTCTTAACATATCGCACAGATATAAAATATTGGTATGCGCTAAGACGCGAGGCGCGCGACGATGATTCGCCGTTTGATGATGCGGGTGAGGCGTTAAGAGAAGACGTATTAAAAATGTTAGAGACAATGCCTGTCAGCGCCTTGCCAGCGGAGATATTCATATGAATACCTTCACTTACTATTTTGACGAGCTATCAATCCTGCCGCGATATGCCGTCTATGCCGTTGGTGAAGCGGACGTATCATACAACATAGCGTCGCCTGAGCCGGACGTCGGTATATTCGAGCACTATGCGACGGATATTAGCATCGACGCTATCGTCATCTATGGTCATGGGCACAATGACAGTAAACTCAATATAGACGCAGACCATTGGCTTTATGCGCACATAGAACAAGCGCTGTTGGACGACGAAAGCCTAGCCTATGCCTGCATGGAAGACGCCGCATGAAACAAGCGCTTTACGTTATAGGGCTGGCGACATGCGCCAGCCTATTAATTCCGGCAATAGCCTTAGTCTTACTCTATACGATAGGGGGGTAACATGTCACGCATGGCCGAATATTATGACTTTCAACAGATGCTCTATCTACTCTCGACGCGCGCGTTAGAGATAATGCTCAACTATGAGTCGGATACTTTCCGGCATAGCCTAATCAAAAAAGAAATCGAGGCGCGCAAATAATGAAGAAAGTAAAACAAA